CTGATACGATTCAATACTTTACTAAGTATGCCGCAGGTGAGTTACCAAAGGCTGCATTACGTAGCTTTGTTCAGCAAGCACAACTAGAACGTAAAGTTAAAGCTGATAGAGAAGTTGGTAAAAAATACTGGTGGAGAGTTACTCGTCCTGGCTTTGGTGCAAGTGCAGAAGTTGTTGCTACTAGTAAAGCTGAAGCTATCGAAAAAGGTAAGAAAGAATATCCAGATTGGAAAAACTCTACTGATATGGAAGCCAAACCAGTTCGTAAGTTTGAAGAACCTGAAAATGATAAACCAAGATATGAAATCTTCAACTTGAATACTAACAATAGTGTAGAAGATGCTGATGGAATTACCAATGATAGAGAAGCATTGATTCGCCTCAATGATTACCTTGAACACGGACCGCATAGACTGAGCAGGCAAGAAGCTAGAAATACATATGGCATAAGACGTGTTGGTGATAGTGAACCTATACTAGCAGAACCAATTCGTGCTACTGGCGGTGAAGTGCAAGATTACAAACTATACAGAACAGCAGACCAAAGTATAGTTTATACATTCCAAGCTACATCAGTTGAAGAAGCAAGAGAAAAAGCCCAAGCTTGGTTATTGGATCAGGGTATTGATAGACGAGGTTATGGACTATCACGTATGGATCAACCAGCGCCCGCACCAGGTAGCACAAGTGATATTCAACAACAAAGAGCAATACCCGGCACATTTACCGGCGCTTGGAAGGTAATGGCTGATGGTCGTGAAGTACATCGTTTTAGTGGCATAGGCAATGTGCAACGTGATGCTAATCGTGTAGCTATTCAATGGCTAAGAGACAATGGGTACGATCAGGGTACAGACATTGAAGTATTACCTATAATGAGCTAATATGAGAGCAACAGAGTTTTTGACTGAATCACGTGTAACAGGTGTAAGATACAACACTGATGAGTTATATCGTCATTTGGTAGAAGAACCTGAAAATCCTAAAGTTGATTTGACACCTAACTATCCTAACTATCAAGTGTTAGTGGGTGAGTTTGTTGGTGTAAAGAAAAATAGATTACTGTTTAAAATACTTTCAGCAGAACTAAAGCCTGGTCAAGGTTCTACTGAGAAAATATTTAGAGCGATGACTACTAACACGCCAATCGGCATTGAAGTAGGCAAAGTAAAGAATCGTAAAGTTGTAGAAGATTTAAGTCGTAGAGGCTTCTTAGGTGGATTAGGTGCTGCCGCATTAGGTGTTACTGATGTAGCACAAGCTAAACTTACACAACCTACACCGCAGAAATCAGAACCAATCAATCTGTTAAGTAATCATCCACAGCACGAAGCACTATTACAACGTGCGGCTAAGGCTGCAGGAATAAAAGGCATTGAGCTGGCACAGTTTATGGCACAGACTAACCACGAATCGTGGGACTTTAGTAGATTAAAAGAAAAAGGTATGGGCAAAGGATACTTTGCTAAGAAGTATGATCCTAAACATAGTCCAAAGACAGCTAAGATATTAGGTAATAAAAATGTAGGTGATGGTGAGAAGTATCACGGCAGGGGGTTCATTCAACTAACAGGTCGTGATAACTATCGTATGGCACAAACTGCATTGAATATACCTTTACTACAACAACCTGAGTTAGCTGAAAGACCCGACATTGCGGCAAAGATTGCTATATGGTATTGGCAGACACGTGTTAAGCCACATATAAATAACTTCAACGATACAAAAGCCGTAACACAAAAAATCAATCCTGCAATGCGTGGATTACAAGATAGACACGCAAAGTTTATTGACTACAAAAATATATTATAAAGAGAAGTAAATGAAGAAAATAATAACAATTTTATTACTAGCAATATCTACTGTTGCAGTTGCACAAAAACAAAAGCCAATGAATATCTATGATTTCCCTATCACTAGAGTTATTGATGGTGATACTGTAGCATTTCAAGCAAACTTTTTACCTCCACCATTGAAGCAAGAATTAAGTATTCGTGTGTTTGGTGTTGATACTCCAGAAAAGGGTCATAGAGCACAATGTCCAAGTGAAGACCAACGTGGTCAGGCTGCTTCTGCATTTACAAAAAATGCTATAGCTAAAGCACAGAAGCGACAAGTAGCTATTATTGATTGGGATAAGTATGGCGGTCGTGTATTAGGTGATATATTACTTGATGGACAAAGTTTACGAACAATGCTAATACAAAACGGATTTGCACGTGAGTATTACGGAGAAGCTAAGACTTCTTGGTGTAACTGATAAATACTCTATATAATGATTGGAATTACCATGACTACAATTGTAGAAACAACAACAGACGAATTAGGAAAAACAGTTACACATACTTATGTCTCTGAATTGCCAGAAATAGTACCGCTCTATGAGTGGATCCGTTTAAATAAGTCACCTGAACAGTTAGCTATCTGGGAAAAATCAAGTGAGCAAGAGCATGGTAAAGATTCATTGACTGTGTATAAAGAATGGTTAGTAACTTATAAAGTTGTACACACTATTACAGAAAGTGACGGATCAGTAATAGTATGCGATTATAAAACATACGACCATAAGTATGATTGAATATGCTAAGTGTAGATATTATTAATGAATCCGCTGCCAGTGAATTAGCTAGAAAACTTCCTAGCTTAGAAAAGCACGACTATAATACTATCGATAAACTAATGCGAAGAATCGCTAGTAAACACAGTATCACGGGTAAAGCACTGCACGATTTGTTTGTTAAAAAATACCATCGTAATCCTGACAGTTGGATTAAAAATAAACTAGATGAAGGCGGTGATAATGATTTACAACAAGAAGTTGATAAGTTCTGTGATTGGGCGTGTAAACAACTACATTTAAAAACTAAGCCAGAGATTGAATTGAGTATGGATACGGAAGAGGCTCAAACAAATCACCACACCGGTGGTCATCAAATGGGTGAAGATAAAATTTGGGTATACGCTAACAATCGCAACCTTGTAGATATACTACGTACAGTATTTCATGAATTGGTTCACGTTCGTCAAGGTGAATTAAATATGATAGAGCCCGGTGACAGTTATCCGGGTAGCCCAATTGAAGCAATGGCAGATATGCTTGCGGGTAAATACATCAAGATTTATGGTGAACAGAACCATCATATCTTTCAATAAATGATTTTCTATGCTATAATGCATAGATGATTAAGTTAACAGTTCCATTACCCAAAAGTATCACAATCGCTTGTAGCGGTGGTGTAGATAGTATGGCAGTTGTTGATTTTTTAAGTCGCAAGCACGAAGTTACAATTGCCCATTTTAATCACAGAACACAGAACGGTGAAAAAGCCAGTGAGTTTGTTTCTAGGTATTGCGGTGATAATAATATCGTTATGCTATACGGATCACCCCGCAGTCAAAAGGGTAGCAAAGAAAGTCAAGAAGAATATTGGCGTAGAGAACGCTATGAATTTTTAAGTGACCTTGGCCCAGTCATTACTTGCCATCACTTAGATGATTGTGTAGAAACATACATCTGGTCAAGTTTACACGGTACACCCAAAGTTATCCCATTAACACGCAACAATGTATTACGCCCGTTCTTAACTACTAGAAAACAAGAGTTCATCTATTGGTGCGAAAGCCACAATGTTCCTTGGATTGAAGATGAGTCAAACAAAAACTCACGCTATACCCGAAACTATATTCGCAATGAACTAATGCCACACGCATTACGAGTTAACCCAGGACTACATACTTTGGTCAAGAAGATTGTAGAAGGTAAGCAAAATACTTGACTTCTCTACGCAAGCCAAGTATACTAACTAATTATTTAAGGAGAACCTATGTCAGATTACAACAGAACCTTCAACGGTGAAGCAAAGATTAAACTAACTCAACTAGTCAATGAGGGTATGACTGTATTACACGAAATTGACACATTGAATGGTGGACTAAACGACACTATCAAAGCAGTTGCAGAAGAACTTGAAATCAAAGCTAGTACATTGAAGAAAGCAATTAAAATTGCACACAAAGCAAGTTTAGGTCAAACGAACAAAGACCACGATGAACTCAATACAATCTTGGAAACTGTGGGCAAAACACTTTGAGTTACGTTGACGCTATTCACAGCAGGGATGAGGATCGTATCTACGTAGTAGAACGGGATAATAACGGCAAGCGTCAATACAAAGAATTCCCTACTAATTACGTATTGTATTATCCTGACCATAAAGGTAAACATCGTAGTATCTATGGAGATCCAGTTAGTCGTTTCAGTACACGCAAACGACAAGAGTTTGAAAAAGAAAAGCGCATCCATTCAGGTAAGAAATTATTTGAAAGTGATATTAATGTAGTGTTTCGTTGTCTCAGCGAAAACTATCTTAAAGTTGATGCACCTAAACTTCATACTTGCTTCTTTGACATTGAGGTAGACTTTGATCCTGAGAAGGGTTTCAGTCCTACTAGCGATCCATTCAATCCTGTAACTGCTATCAGTTGTTACTTAGATTGGCTAGACCAATGCATTACATTAGTGATTGCTCCTAAACATATGAGCAGTGAAACAGCCCTAGAAATCACTAATGAATTTGAAAACACAATGCTATTCACTGGTGAAAAGGAAATGTTTGATGTTTTCTTTCAACTAATTGAAGATGCTGATGTATTGACTGGCTGGAACTCAGAGGGCTATGATATTCCCTATATGGTCAATCGTGTTACACGTGTGATGAGTAAAGATGACACACGCAAGTTCTGCTTGATGGGTCAATTACCTAAAGCACGTGAATACGAACGATTCGGTAAGAGTGAAACAACTTATGACTTAGTAGGTCGTATTCACTTGGACTATCTACAGTTGTACAAAAAGTATAACTATGAATCACGCCACAGTTATAAACTAGACTCTATCGGTGAGATGGAAGTCGGTGAGAACAAAACTCAATATGAAGGTACTCTTGACCAATTGTATAACAAAGACTTTAAAAAGTTCATTGAATACAACAGACAGGATACAATGTTGTTGGTGAAGATTCACAACAAACTTAAGTTTTTAGAATTAGCTAATCAACTTGCACACGAAAACACTGTACTGCTCCCAACAGTAATGGGTTCGGTTGCAATGATTGAGATGGCAATTTTTAATGAGGCTCACGAACGTGGGCTTGTTGTTCCAGATAAAAAACGAAAGGTTGAAAATGAAGAAGAAATCCAGCAGGCAGCAGGTGCCTTTGTTGCTACGCCGAAAAGAGGAATGCACGAATGGGTCGGTGCAGTTGACATTAACTCGCTCTATCCCTCGGTTATTCGAGCCCTTAACATGGGCGGAGAAACCATCGTTGCTCAAATCAGACAGACAATCACAGACCAGTATATGAAAGATAAGGGCCTTCGTTTAGCTAGTGAGAAGAAACGCTATAAAGAAGGTGACGATGATGTGACTGGTGCTATTCTATGGGAGAACCTATTTGGTGCATTAGAGTATACTGCAATTATGAACCAAGAGCGTGGCACTATGCTTACAGTTGACTTTGAAGATGGTCGTACTGAAGAAATGTCTGCGGCAGAAGTGTGGAAGATGGTGTTTGATAGTCATAAGCCTTGGATGCTTAGTGCTAATGGTACAATCTTCACTTATGAAAAAGAAGGTATCGTTCCTGGTCTACTCACACGATGGTACTCAGATCGTAAAGAGATGCAGAAAAAACTAAAAGAATCAACCACCACTGAAGATAGAGAATACTGGGACAAGCGACAACTTGTTCGTAAGATTTTATTGAACTCAGCATACGGTGCATTGTTGAATGAACATTGTCGTTTCTATGATAAGCGCATAGGTCAAAGTGTTACATTAAGTGGTCGTCAAATTGTTCGTCATATGATGAGTACTATCAACGAATCAGTTGAAGGTACATATTCACACGAAGGCAATGCAATTGTATATGGTGATACTGATAGTTGTTACTTCACT